GCGACTGGCTCAAGACCCCGGGAGGGAAATGTCAGGGCATGGTCATTGCGAACGCGAACGGTCATAACTGGGTGTGGCGCCGCTGGGTCAAGGGGATTCAAGGTGTCGAAGAGGGCGACAGTGATGCGGAGGCTAGGCTGTGCCCCAAAGATCCTTACTATGAAGGGTTCATGGCGAACACCTTCGACAACAAGCGGCTCCGTCCCGACTTCCTTGAGGATCTTAGGCAGTTGGCTATCGAGAACCCCAAGAAGTACCGGCGATTCGTCCTCAACTCTCAGGATGAGACCAACATCGAAGGATCGATCTACGGAGAGCGACTCGATGAGATCGAGCGGCTTGGTCGCGTCTGCCCCTGTCCCCTGGACACTTCGTTACCTGTTCACGTGGTCATGGACCCGGGCTATCACACGGCTATGTGGTTCTTCCAGATACATAAGCTGGTACCCAAGTTCCTTCGATGCTTCGAGTGTGTTGGAGGAGGTGTTGAGGGGATCATTGAGCTATGTGAGAAGTACCAGGACGAGTACCACTATCGGTTCGGGGAGTTCTTTGTACCGTTCGATGTCGACAACAACGCACACCGGACGACTCACGGAGACACTCTGCTGGAAGCGTTCAAGGAGAATGGCATCCGGCCTGTAGTCCTGGCTCTAGAGAAGAGGAAGACGGACGGGTTTGTGAGAACTGAGCGGTTCCTTGGTCAGTGCTTCTTTGATTCTGAGGGTTGTGAGATCGGTCTTGATGCCCTGCACAGGTACAGGTACAAGAAAAACGAGACTATGTCGTCAGAAGAGCATGCTGTTTTCGGGACCAAGCCGGTAGATGACTGGGAGGCTCACTTTTGCGACTCGTTCAGGTACGCCAGTCTCGCAGTCCCCAGGGCGGCCCAGTTCGATAAGGTCCACGAAACACCAGTAATGCAAACGACAGTACGCAGAACGGCGGGATGCTTCTAATGGACACCTCAGACAAACTATCACCAGAAGAGACTAACGAGATCCTTAACAGGGTAAATGAGTTCTATCAACTCGGAGAGTCTGGTCATACTGAGACGCGCGGACGCATGGAGAAGAATTTCCGGTATGTCAACGGCGATCAGTGGGACCCTCAGGAACGTGCATGGAACGACTCAAGAGGGAAGATGAGTGTCCAGATTCCATTAGTACGTCCGCAGACTAATTTCCTCACTGGCCAGGTCGTTCAGAATCCTAAAGACATTACCATGATCCCGAACAATGGCGGGATGAAGGTGCTTGCCGATCTCAAGAGCGCCCTGATGAAACATGCGATGAGTTCGGAGTCAGCCAAGTACGAGATGGTACACTGGGCTCAGTCCGGATTTGAGACCTCGTCTGGTTATATGCTCATTCGCGTGGACTTCTCGGAAGATCCGATGTTTGGCAACTTGGAGATCAGGCAACTTGATTCGTTCGACTGCATCCCTGATCCGTCATGCAAGACGTACGACATGAATTCGATTGGCGATGGTGCCAAGTTCTTCTTCTGGGAACCCTGGATTGATAACGACACACTCGAAGCCAGGTATCCAGACAAGTACCCGCTTATCGCTACGACGAGTGCAGGCTTGGGTATGCGGTCGTTCGCTCGGTCTCTCATTGGCAAGGTGACAGGGAGACGGGCAAGGCCAAGGGGGATGACTAGTAGCGGCGATGTGGCGCACGAGGACTTCACACAGCTCAAGACCAGGATCAAGCACTGTTGGTGGGTTAAACCTCGGAAGATCTGGTATCTGTACGACATGCGGAAACCAGAAGAGTCCGACCCTGTGATTATCACAGAGGAAGGCGAAGAACTGACGGCGGCTCGTAAGGCAGTCAAGACGTATGGCGAAGAGGTGTTCATGCTCAAGGATGTTATTGTCCCGGTCATGCACCACACTATTTTCAAGGACTTCACCCTCCTGGAACATCACGTTGACGAGAATAACATGATCGCTTCCGGGCGAACTATGTTCCCGGTCATTGGGTTTCATCCCTACTTTGCTTCTGGGTATGCCTCTACAGTCGTTGACGACTTGATAGGTATACAGGACTTCGTCAACTACACACGATCGGCCACGTTCAACCTGCTCAAGAAGCAGGCAGGTGGCGGATGGATGATCAAAGCTGATGACGATGGTAGGCAAGTTGAGTGGCTGGAGAATCATGGTTCAAGGGATAATCTGGTCATTAATCTACAAAAAATGGGTGGATCTGCTACCCAGATACAACCACCTCAGATGTCAGTTGCCTACGAGAGTATGGCACAGACAGGTAAGATTGAGATGCGTGAGGTCACCGGTATCCGGACGGATAACCCGGAGAAGGACAACGAGAATCTTTCCGGACGCGCGATCGCTTTGAAGCAGGCCTCTAGTGAGACCGGTGTATCCTTGCAGCACATGAACCTGGATTACAGCATTCAGATCATGGGCAACTTCCTTTCAATTTTGATTAGTTCGACGAACGTGTACTCCATGCGTGAGATTACGATGATCATCGAGGAGAAGCGACTCCTGGACCCTGCGTTACTTGAAGAGTCTCGTTTCCTGGTCGCTTCGCAACTGGGTATCGGAATCCCTGAGCCGATCGACTTCAATCAGAATGAGATCATGGGTATGCCTGAACAGGAGGCGTTCGCGGTCACTCAGAATCTTGAGAAGATGGAGAAGCAGAGACAGAAGATTATGAAGATGATCGACGAGCAGGCCAAGCCCCTGGCTATCGCTGCCCTGGTCGATGCTCTCAGGAACCCGGCGAAGGGTAAATACTTCGCTACCGTGTCAACCAGTGCCTCGGCGCCTAGTTCACGGTTCAGGCAGTTCGCTGAGATGCTTGAGTTGAGCCAGGCCCTGAAGGAGAGTTCAGGCGCACCACTGCCCCCGAAATACATTGTAGAGGCGTCCGACGCCCCGAATAAAGAGAAGATACTTGAAGATATGGGAGTCATGTCATGATAAAAGGAACGAATACAGAGATCGCTGATACTCAGTATAAATCAGTTGTCCGAGCGTCCATGCCGGCGGCACTTGCCAGGTGGGAACAGAAAATCGCACATTGCGGTACACCCCGTCTCTTGCCCACTCGGGATGAACAGACAGAGCAACTGTATTGTTTTGGTTATTGTGACGCGATCTACGACCTAATGATTGGCGCAGTCACTATCAAGAGCGTTGGGATTGATCCGGAGGTGGCGGAATGACGTTTCAAGCACTGACACATCATACAAGCCCCTACTCTGATGATTACGTCAATGCTAAGGGGAATGTTGGCCTCGAAGAAGGGTTTCAGACCCACAAGAGAGGCCTTGGAAATAAATATGAGTCTGCCAGTCGCCTGGTTGATACGATGATGAGTAAGATCGAAAACAAAATGGCAGAGGCTGAGTCTCTTGGAATCGAAAATCCGGGGAAGTATCCTCAGCACGAACTTGATGCCCTAATAAGAAAGGCAAAGAAAAATGGTACTTCGACTTAATGGAAACATGACTGACCTAGAGATCGCTGAGGCTCAGGAACGACACAACTTAGAGGCTAGGAAAGAAGCTATTGCAAACTCTGAAGCGAAGGTTGAGGCCGTCTTGAGCATGGAAGCCAAAGACCAGAAGATTATTAACTCTCAAGAGGCTGCAAGACTTTCAGAAGAGAACGCCACACTCAAGAGGCAGAATGATCTTCGAGAGAAGTATATGGCCCTTCCTCTTACCGAGGGTGAGCGTGTTGAATTGCAAGGACTTGAGGCTATGTGTCAAACTGGCCAGAATCCAGACAAAGGCAATATGTTCCGTCTTGGTGATCTTCGTGTAAAGGCGAAGATTAAAGCCAAGAAGGACAAATAGTACCCTGCGCAAGCGATAGGCTGATCCCCTGTCGTCGCGTGTCCCTGGTGTCCTCAGGTAATACGACAAGCTACTGTCGGCTATCAGGCAGGTCCCGGAGGGTGGACTCCGGAATTGTGTCCACAACTGTCTTGGGCAGTTCAATCCAAGGTCCCGGTTAAACCTTACCGGCTTATTGAAAGGAAAAGGATATCATGACAACTCAATTTCAATCGTTGGTTGGTGACTTAGTGCCAACACCGGTAACACCATCGGCTCCTGCCGCCGTGGAGACTCCTTTGCCAAAAGTTGAGGGAGAAACTACGGTGAAGGAGCCTGTGGCTGTTCAGAAGAATGATATTCCTCATGCAATCGCAATGACCTGGAAACATGAAAGAGATGCTGAGAAAGAAGAAAAGGTTCTTAGTCAAAAAGAACTGATAGCTCTCCGAAATGATAATGCTGAATTGCGTAGGCAGTTTTTGGCATTGAATTCAGGACAAGCAAGAGTAGAACCTACTCCTGCACCCGCAGCCAAACCTGATCCTTTGAAGGTTCATATTGATAAGTACACTGCTGATTTCATTGAGGAAAACGGACATGCTCCGGAACTCTCTGAGATTCCAGTACCTGCTGGTGTCTATCTAGCAAGAGATGCTTGGCAGCAAGAACTCAAAGAACAGGAGCAACAAAGCCAGGAAGTCGCCATTCGAAACAATGCGATTGCTATCGCAGAGAATGAGACGATGACTGATGCCGCGTTCGGCCCTGGCCTTGGTATCACAGCCGTTGTGGCTATTGGTGCCAAGTATCTCAGTAAATGGGATAGGGCGGAGATCGCTGAATCAGGTGCCAATTGTCCTGCTGTCATGTACAAGAAGTGTGTTACAGCGGCGATCCAGTCAGGAACTCCTGAAGGACTTGATCTTGCAAATAGGGTAAAAGCCAGATTGCAAGCTGAACAGAATTCCGGTGCTACACCCGAGTCATTGGCCTCAACTCAAATAAAAGATGACAAACAGGTCGGAACGCCTCCACCAAGCGCCGAAGCGGCGATAGGGAGGCACCCACATCTTCAGAGACTTGGTCTCAAGGGATATGGTAGATCGGCCTAGAGAGGCTTAAACGCTATGACAACTACAAGTTACGCATTCGCAGACCCACGGGCCATGTCCGTATGGGGGACCGAGTTGTTTGAAGAGGCATTGTCTAATGCTCGGTTGACAGTGTTGATGGGAGACAATAAGGATTCCATCATCTATATGAAGGAAGATCTGAAGACCCAACAGGGTGGAACGATCATCCTCAAGATTGGCAATCGCCTTACCGGTGGCGGACAGGGCGACGATGGCAACACCACAGGCAGCGAACAACAGTTGACCAAGGGGAATATGTCCCTGGCAGTCCACGAGCGTTGCACGGCTGCTCTGTCGGCTGGTATGATGTCTGAGCAGTTGACAGATATCAAGGGTGTCGATGGCTTCCGTCAGGACGCCAAGGAGGAACTGTCTGTCCTCCTGGAAGAGTGGATCGAGAACGACCTCGTCACTTGTGCTTCAGGATGCTACAACGAGAACTCTGGTGGTTCTGCCATTCAGACTATCAATGAGTCGTATCCGTCAGGTACGGCTCGTGCATGGTTCGGTGGCCAGACGATCACTTCGTCTCCCGCTCTTGCGAACTCTGGGGTATCTTTCGCCACTGACGCTCTGTTGACTGCTGACACAGCGGCCAGCAACCGGTTCGGTACTCTGGTGATTGACAAGGTCCGTAATTTGGCCCTTGCTGCGTCACCTCGTTTCCGTCCTGGCATCTTCCGTCAGGTCGCTGCTTCTGCTGAAAGGGATGTTCGATTCCCTCTTCAGGGCCGCAAGATTGGCAACATGTTCGTGATACTGGCCAGTCCTGACCAGATTGCAACCATGAAGGCTGAGGTCGGCAACAACGCATGGGCGAATATGACCGCTCAGTGTGCTGCACGCGGGAACGATCATCCTGTGTTCACTGGTGCAACTGTTCTCTGGAACGGATGTATCGTGGTCGAGTATGACCGTATTCTGCAGCGTACAGGTGCCGGTGGCACTACTCTGGCTGAAGGGTTCTCCCTGAACGCTGGTCGTACTGCAACCGACGACGCTGTTGCCAATGCTCGCACTGTCCACCGTGGCCTGCTCTTGGGTGCTCAGTCTCTCTGTTTCGGCTGGGCTATGACGCCTGGCTGGTTCGAGGACTATGTGGACTGTAACCACCTCAAGGTCAAAATGGACATGATCTATGGCGTGGCCAAGACCCAGTTCAACGCTCACGGTGGAAGTACCCCGGGCAACGAGTACTCGACCTTCGTGTTTGACACACAGCAATAACATCAACCATACTCCCA